TTACGCAATATCTGCGAGACGGTAAGGTCTAGTCTTCTGAGACTGCGTAACACCATTTAGATCATTGAAACTCACAATCTCAGGGACTTCCCGACTACCGACAACAAGACGATCAGCGACGAACTCGCAGTTGATTTCTATGTATTCACCGCGGATATTACCGTCTTCCGAGATCACCTCGCGAGGCACGCTAAAGAAGCGATACACAGTAGGAACATCTGTGGGCATCACGACAATTGCCGTGTCAACGTGTAGTGGAAAGTCCACTTTGAAACTGCCATTCTCATTGCCGTAGCGGGCCGCGACTGTCTTATGTCGGCCCTTTATGATTGCGAAAAGATCAACTCCGCTGCGCTCGTCTTCTGGGAATCCGACAGTTCCCCCCGATAGTTGAATTTGTGCGGCAACCATGTTCGTTGCGCCAGTCGCAAGGACATTCCGCAGGCGCTTTTCGGAAACGGTGATGTTTGGAGATCCTATCGCAAGCCAGGCTTCATCAACCCCTAACGCTCGTGCAACCAACGACATGAGTGCCGGCTTCGGCTTCGACTCACCTGAAAACCACTTCCGGACAGCTTCTCGGCTGACGACTTCATTGAACTGCGATTCCAGTTTGTTTTTCAGCCAAATCTGGCGTCCGTGGGAGATACGGGCCTGTCGCGAGTTTTCGCAGGCGATACTCAACCTTTTGGCAAACTCTTTGTGACGGATTACGAGCTTGCTTTTCGATGCCCTGGTTTTACCCGTGATGACAATCATTTAGCACAACCCAGTTAATCAATAACTGGTTGATAAATGAACCTCTAAGCGGGAAAAGTCAACAAACTGTACCGGAATCAACTAATAAATGATGTTTGATCATCTTCGTCAATAAGCCTGCCCCCCTAGCTTGACACCTCCCCAAACCAGAACATAATTAGAACATCGCTTGGCACGGCGGCGTGTGCCTTTCGGAAAAATCAGGGACGATTGGAACTCTTGAACCGGAGAATGAGAACGTGCGCCCAGAAAGACGAGAACCGGAAGCCGATCCGGTTGACCACATCATTGCATGGCACGACGGCGACAGCCGGGCTGCGATTGAAACTTTGATGGAAGACATCCAGCACTTGCGGCTACAGCTCGCGCTGGCGACCGCCGCGATGGGAACCGGTTTTACGAGGGGATGGAAGCCGGGCGCTGACCGAAATGCCGGGTGAAGGAGTTTATCTGCTTTCGGACTACGGTGGCGAGCCGGTCGGCGTTATATGCGAGGAATGCGAGCTCCTGAAATTCATAAGCTCGGGCGAGCTCATGGTTGAGTTTGGCGACCTATCGATGCCGACGATGCTGCGGCGCATTTCTCAAGAGGTGATCAAATGCGCGAAGCCAATGGAGGGCTATTCCGGCCGCTGCATGCTTCATTACCACGCGCGATCCGGCAGTCAGATCGAGGCATTGAAACAAGCGAAGCCGCCGGCCGTTAGAGTGAAGGAAATTCGAAACTGGGAGATTGTCGTTGCCAAGTGCAACTACTGCGGCCACGTTTCAAATATCCCGCACTGGCAACTGAACCGTGCAGCCAAAACTGACACGACCGTGGACGAGATTGCGAAGCGGCTGAAATGCAAAAGATGCAGCGTGAAGGGTGACGTGAAAATCACCATAGCCAAGATGCCGAGGTGAGCATGAGCGACCAGACCAGTAAGGCCGGAGACGGCATCCACGAGAACCACTGGTGTGAGCACCCCGGCTGTCGTAAATGGGGTGGCTTCGGCTTTAGCCGAAATAAAGTCGAGAGGTCATCCTGGCATTGCTGGGAGCACTATCCGCACAAGGAGCCGCGCCGCAATTAGCAAGCTGCGCCGCCGGATCATGATCACGTTTTCGGAACGTTCGCTACATTGTACCGTTCCTCCAATCACAAGGGAGAACAGGGATTTAGGCAATGCCGCGGTACTACTTTCACGTTCGAGACGCCGAAGGTCTGTCCGTGGATTTCGAGGGCGCCGAGTTCGCTAGTGACGAGCAGGCCTGCAACGAGGCGAAGCAAGCCGCAAAAGAACTGCTTGCGGAGAGAATTCTCAGGGATGAGCTTCTGGACGGCGCCCAGATTGAAGTGTTCAGGGCAGACGGCGTTCTGGTGGCACGAATCCCGCTAATGTCTGTGATGCGCTTCAAGATCGCAATCACCCAAAGATTTGACGATCGCGATTGAATCCTGCACGATTTCGAATGTGGAAACAGGATTAGGAGGGGCAACGGCTCATGATGATCATGAGAGAAGAGGACATCCCCGCGTTCGTCGAAGCGGTGATTTCTACGGGCTGCAACATCACGGCGATCGGTGACGAGTACTACACCATAGGCGACTTGGACCTGCCTGAACCGCTTTGCTATGAAGTGCAGGAGGAGCTGTCGAAGATCACGCAGACCTTCGGCGCGCGTGATCATCTCAGGCTGGAAATCGTGGCCTATCTTCATTCGATAGGGCGCAGTTACATTCCTCACCGGGATGAGGCCGAAACCGCCAGCCTTCGCGTTCTGCATTAGCAACGTCGACTTCAGGGGATTGCCAATCTCAATGCCTAGAGGGCTCATTTCGGAATTGGAAATGGCTGCTGCGAAGGGTGACTTTCATCCGACGGAGCTCAGCCTGCTGTTGGACAGGGCCGTGGACATGACGCGGCTGTTAATGCGTGAAAATCATGACGACGAGACTGCGAAAGGCGTCGTCTACTGCTTGAGCATCGCGTCCCGCCGCGCACACCGTTTATCGAAGGACGAAGCGACAGAAATCCTTCTCGGTGCCGCGGATGCATTGCGGATTATGTTGGGAAAGAAGACATGAAACGTGTCCAGCCTCCCCGCGGAACGCACAAATATTCATTACAAGTTGCCGAGAGTTATTGACTCTCTTTTCGGGTTGTAGTGAAGCTTGACCCCGGCGACGCATTAACTCGTCTGGGGATTTGGGGACTACATGAGATTTATTTTACCTTTACTGGCCTGCGGGCTGGCCGTTTCTTCGTGCGCAAAAAGACCAGACGCAATTGTCCCGGTGGACGTGCCAATGGCGGCTTACAGCAATCTCGATTGCCAAGCGCTCGCTCGAGATTTTATCACCGAACAAGCTTCACTCTCCGCGGTTTCAAAGCAGCAGCACGATGCCGCTACCGGCGATGCTGTCGGCGTCTTCCTCGTCGGTGTGCCAATGTCGAGCACGTTCGGCGGCGATAAGGAAGGCCAGGTCGCCGTTGCGAAAGGCAAGGTTAATGCGATAGAGGCAAACTTGAAGGCAAAGGGATGTGGTGTCCCTGCGGTGAAAAATGCCGTATCTGCCAAGGAAGCCTCCAAGTAAACAATAATGTCGAACATGACGGCGCTAGGCGCTGAGCAGCTTAACCGGATGAAACGGGACGAGGTGAAGAAGCAGTGAGCAACAAAAATGGCCCCACCTATGACGATCAATCACTGCAATCGGCTCTCGCTCACATTGGTGAGCGCAGCGCAAATGCTCCATGCCCGTTCTGTGGTTGTCGCACCTGGACAGTCGAAACTGAGGGCTCAGATGTATTGAAGCCATATTTGGCCTACATCCACTTCTCGGCGTCGCACACCTTCGGGCCTGCGCCAGTCGTCCCCGCCATCATTATCAGCTGCGACGATTGCGGCTTTATCCGCCAGCACAACCTACCGCACATCCTGTCGAAGCTTAACGGGGCTAGATGAAATGGCTGGGAAGGGTTACAATTCAGGTCATTCCGTCGTGTCGATCATCACCCGAGAGCCATACGATGGCGGCGACGAACCACCCGGAGGCGATAAGTTGGAAGCTCGCGTCACAAAACTTGAAAGCCAATTCGAAAAGCTCAACGATAAAGTCGACCAGCTCCGCATTGACAGCGCCGTGATGAAAGAGAAAATCAGCAATCTGCCTTCCAAGGGGTTTATCGTGACCGCAACAATTTCCGCTCTAGCGTTTTTCTCGGCGCTAATGGTCTTCAGAGAGAAGATAGTAGCGCTGATTGGTTGATCGAGACCCGCTCCGGCGGGTTTCTTTTTGCCTACTGCTTGCCCGGAACGATCAGCCAGAACAACTGCACCAGGTCATCCCAGAGCCGGCCTAGATCCTCGATCATCGCGGCGATTTCCAGATAGGCGTAGACACCAGCGGCGATGAGCAAGATCAGCGCGCAGGCCAGCAGCCATGGCCAGATTCTGCGTTTCCGCTTTGGAACGGATTGCGCTTCTTGCTCGATAGGCATCTACAACCCCCGTTTTCAATAGCAGATCGCTCTTGCCGGTTAGTTCCACGCAAGCCTCGTTTTTTACTGCTCTTTCTAGTTGTTTATTTGCGGGGAGTCCTATCATGAGTTTGTTCGGCACGATGAAAACTGGCATCTCGGGCATGAACGCTCAAGCCAATCGCCTTGGAGCAGTCGGTGATAATATCGCCAACGCCGGCACAACCGGCTACAAACGTGCCTCCACAAGTTTCTCTTCCATGGTCTTTCCCTCCTCCCAAGGAAGCTATTCATCTGGCGGTGTTTCACCGAGTGTCAGGTACGCGATATCCGAACAAGGCGGACTTTCTTATACGACATCGAAAACGGATCTCTCCATTCAAGGAGCCGGTTTCTTCATCGTAGAGGATGCAGTCGGCACGCCATACCTAACGCGAGCAGGATCATTCACGCAGGACAGCGAAGGCTATCTAGTTAATGCGGCTGGATACAAAGTGCTTGGATATCCTTTTCAGGATGGAGCCGAACCCACAGTGGTAGTAAATGGATTCAATGGCCTGTCACCAGTCAAGTTCGACGGCGGCAGCCTAATGGTAACGCCCTCGACCAAGGGTGTACTGAACGTCAACCTTCCGGCTGACGCGGATCCGGTCGGCACCGGGATAGCCGGTCTTCCTCCTTCGCAGAATACTTTAAACTCCGGGTACAGTTTTCAAACGGTCAACATAGATGAGACCGGGCGCAGTGACATCTATTTCACCAAGATCAACGAAAACACGTGGGAGATCACTGCCTACGTAAATTACAGCGGCACGTCGTCCGGCTTCCCTTATGATCTGGACAGTGGCGATATCGTCATGGCGACCACCACGCTGACTTTCGATTCGTCCACGGGGGCTATAATTGGCGGCAATCCAAAGCTGTACCCCGACCCGGCCGATCCGTATTACTTGGATTTTTCCAAGCTTTCCCAGCAGGGTTCCGGCGGTGGCTCGTCGCAGGGAATGAATATTCAGATTAACATGCCGTCCGATGCCCCAGCCATTAATAGTGGCGCTGGCGATGTGCCAGCATCCGCAAACCTAGTAAGCTCCTCTTATCTTGTTAAGCAGACCCTCTCGGGTTATGCGGGTTTTGCCGGGAACGTTCAACTCGACGTCTACTATACGAAGCTCAGCGCAGACACGTGGGAAGTTTCGATCTACGACAGAGCGAAGGCGACCGCAGGAGGTTTTCCCTATGGGCCTGCGGGCGATCCACCGCTGGCAAAACAGTTGCTGACCTTCGACTTAACGAGCGGTGCCATGACCAGCAGCGGCCTCGTCAACGTAACCTTGCCCAGCAACGATGTCTGGCCGATTGATTTCAGTGGCTCGGTATCGATTCCAGACCTCTCGCCGGGATGGGAGGATGGAGTACAGGTCAGCCTCAACCTGCCAGCGGCCGCGCCAACCGTCACCCCATATGTTTTAGGTGCTACCCCCGCCGACAATTCAGCGTTAAGTCAGTACTCCCAAAAGTCCTCGGTCGTCGCCTATGATTATTCCGGTAAGTCCGTTTTGCTGGATGTTTACTACACTAAGGGCGCTGACAATTTCTGGGAAGTCACCGTATTCAACCAAGCCGACGCCAACAATGGCGGATTTCCTTATAACTCGGCTCCTTTGGCCACTGATTTACTTGAGTTTGACCCAGCGACAAGGAGGCTTGTCGAAAACCCGAGTATTCTTATTGATGTACCGAATGGCGCAACAATGACACTCGATATGTCGGGCACCACAGACTTTGCTGCAGCCTTCTCGGTCAATGCTGCCAACGTAAATGGAAGTTCCGCGAGCGCATCCACGGGATTTATCATCTCCGATGACGGGATTGTATCGGCGCGCTATGGCGACGGCGCACTTCGTCCTCTTTTTCAGATCGCCTTGGCCGATGTGCCAAGCCCGGATAACCTTATGCCGGTCAATGGTAACGCATATTTGCCAAGCAATGCCTCCGGTATCGTCACGATTTCCTATCCAAATTCTGGCAGCATGGGATCGATCGTGTCGGGGGCGCTGGAAAATTCTAATGTAGATATCGCCACTGAGCTCACGGAGATGATCGAAAGCCAGCGCGTTTATACGGCTAACTCGAAGGCATTTCAGACCAGCTCCGAGTTGCTTGATGTGCTGATCGGCCTCAAGCGCTAGTGTTTCCAAGCATTGGAGCATTACCCGCAGCGGGATGTGTTTAAAGACGCCTTAGCTTCCCGGTGAGGCCTTCTCGCGCTCCATGCGGTCTACCCGCTGGCGAAGGTCTAGGATCACGTCTCTGGCACCGTACACCGATCCTTGAGCCTGTTTCAGGTCGTCAATCTGTCTCTGCTGATCGGCGTCAGTATTTGCCTGACTGGTCCACACCCTTTCCAGCTCGGCGCGCGGGACTTGTGCCTCGCGAACATCTTTGATGGAAATCTCCATGCGGTTCCGGTCTTCAGCACCGCGCGCTTGCCGGTACTCCATCTCCTGCCGCGTCACAATCTTTTCCGACAAAGCCAGAACAGCGTTTTCAAGCCGCGAGGTAGAGGAATTTATCGGCCAGTAAGCCAATCCACCGATAACAGTGCAGAAGGTAATGGCTACGCCGATCGCCTGCCACTGTGGCTTATTGCGCTCGGACAGGTTGGACGATAGCGCCGATATAGAAGTGCGCATCTCGTTGGCAATGGCCGACATGCCATTCTCAACCTGCTTGAACCCTGCACGCATCTCTGTCTCGAGATCGCTCTGCCGGCGGCCGAGATTGGTGACACGCTCACCGAGCTGTGCGGTAACAGCATCGGTGTAGCTGCGTTCGATGTTGCCGTTGTTCGCCATGTCGTCGTTTCCTGCCATTATCCCAGCCTGCCATGCGATTGAAAGGAAACCCCCGCCGAAACCGGGGAGCTATCGTCAGAACGGTTTCTCGGTCTGCTTGAGCAGATCGGGAAGCTTGGAGAGAATGATTTCTTCCAGCCCCTTGGTATCGACGCCGAGCTTCTGGAGCGCTTCCGGGTTCTTTTCGATAACGTATTTCGAAGCCTCGGCCAGGATCGTGTCATTGATCACTCCGCCGACATTGGGAAGCCCCGCCTTGCTCAAAGCAAACCGGATCGCATTGGCTGCCGACTGGTGGAGCGCATCACGAAGCTTGGCTTCAATCTCGACGCGCTGCTTTTCGTCCGTCACTTTCAGGAGCGCAATCAATCGGGCGCTGATCCATGTCACCAGCACCGGCCCGACAGTGGACACCAGCAGAACCACGACGGGCTGCACGATGGTCCATACCTCGTACCAGACCGAGGAAGGCGCGATGACCGGGCCTGCGTCCTGCGCCCATGCAGGAGCGAGGAAGAACGCCAGGAGGCAGACAAGAGCCAGAACGGAAGCGATGATCCAATGAATAGGTTGCATGATCAGCCTCCCGCCTTCTGTGCTTGGTTGATAGCTTGCGTGATCGTCAGATAGGCCGCAGATGCCGCTACCAGCGTGGTTCCGAGCGTTGCGGTGTCTCTGTTCGCGCAAAGCCGCTGAAGGCTGTCATAGGCCGCCTGTGCGGCTGCTGCGGTCTTTGGCTTTAGCCTGTCGGCCACGATGAAAGGCTGAAGCACGGCATAGGCGGTTTCGCCAGCAGAGCAGACCTGCGGCAGGCTGTTGCGAATGCCGGTGTCGATCGATCCGGTGGTGGCTGAACACGAGGCAAGCGAAAGCGCCGCCACTGCGATAATCGCAAAGCGTTTCATTGATCGTTCCTTTGATGAAGGGGTTAGGCTTCGGTCGTGGTGACGGAAGCTGAAATCGTGGTCATAGGCAGGGCGGCGAATGGCGCGTCCTGATAAGTGATCGGCCAGCGATAACCGAGCAGTCGAGTTTTCGCGATGCGCGCGATCGAGACGGAATCGGACTGATTGCCACCAAGGATATGCAGGTGCGTCCTATCGTGGCCGATGACGATACCAACATGACCTTGCCAGCCATTCTTTGAACCGCGCCAGAAGACGGCGATGGCGCCGATCTGGGGATCGTTCAGCGGCTTGCCGAACTTCAGCCAGTTTCGGGAGCTGAGCGGATTTGCTGGCATAGGCTCTTTTGGCAGCGCCGTGGCAACGACCATGCCGACGAAGGCGCCGCACCACGCTATTTCACTCGCATCGAGGCGAAGGGCCTTATCCAGCGTCTTGGCGTTCTTCACTTCATGCAGGCCGAGGAAGCGGCGCGATTTAGTCACCCACGGCGGCACCATGGGCTTGTTGTCGTTCAACCCCAACGCCTTGAGCGTCTTCGGGCCGATCGTGCCGGGATAGAGGATCGAAAGCTTCTTATCCTCCTGAAACCGCGCCACGGCTTTTGTCGTGCTGCGGCCGGGAATGCCATCAGCGCCAGTCGGCCCGACATCATAGCCGAGCGAAATCAAGCGCTGCTGTACCTCGCGTACAGTTGCCATAGTGGTCTCCTGACTGTGGGTTATGGGTGCCGGGTTACGCTACCGCTAAAAAAATATACGTGGCGAGTCTCACTTGCCGTACCGGCAAGGTTCAGTAATAAGTTCAGGCAAACATAACTCAACTGCGCGTTGACGCGCGCGAGGGGAATTGATGCCAAGTTTTAAGCAGTTCAAGGATGCCATCCGAAACATGGCGAAGGTCGACGTCCGCGCTCTTTCAAAGATCGATGGGCTGTCGGATTCGGTTGATACCATTACGAGGAACCAGGCTTTGATCGAGCAAGGGCAAGCCGCGATCGAGCAAGGGCAATCTTCTATAGTGGGTGACCTTGCCGCCCTGAACGAAGCCATGAAAAGCCTTGCTGAAGAAGTGAGGGACGATTGGGTCAACAAAATTGAAAAACATCTCGAAGCTATCAATTCTCAATCTTGGCACCAGAAGGAGGCCGCTCACGCGGCTGTGCTCGCCTCCCTCACGCAGGGCGACAGGATTCTAGATCCGAAGAAGTTGTCACGTCATTACTCTCAAGTTTACAGTCAAAACTGCGAAGACGGGTACATCGCTGAGATATTTTCACGGATTGGAACGAAAAGCAGGACCTTCTTGGAGATAGGAATTGAGGACGGCACTCAGAACACTACTCGGTTCCTTTTGGAAACAGGCTGGACAGGGGTTTGGGTTGAAGGAGATCTTGAGAGCTACAATCGCGCATCAGAAATATTTCGTGATTTTATTCTGGACGGGTCGCTCCAAATCATCCACCTCCTGACGACGACTGAAAATATCAATTCCGCTCTCGATGAACACGGCGTCCGAACGGATTTTGATTTCGTCAGCGTGGATATCGACCACAACACAAGCCACGTTTGGCGAGCGCTAAATCGCGTTGGGAGGGTATCATGCATTGAGTTCAATGCTTCAATCCCAGCGAGCATAGCCGTCGAGGTACCTTACGATCCCTCTGCCCAATGGGATGGAAGCAACTTCTTTGGCGCCAGCCTCAAGACGATGGAGTTGATTGGCAGATCGAAAAAAATGAACCTGGTTGGCTGTGATTTCCAAGGAGTGAATTGTTACTTCGTAAATGAGGATGAAGACATGAATCAATTTCGAGAACCGTTCACAGCGGAAAACCATTACGAAATTCCGAAATATAGAGCGCTTTCTCAAATCGGTCATCCGCCATCTGGCAAAGCGCGAAGGTGGTCAGCACCAAGGGGCATTTAGCTAGCATATCTCACTGGCGAGCGTTAAAACTCGCCAGATTTCGTCTCACAGGTTGAGTAACTATTGCCCTGCTTCTGCTTCAGGCCACATCCTCGCTGTTTGTGCCAGGAGCAGATATCTTCCTCAGTGAAGTCCTGTCGCCATGCTTCTCTCCTGATTGATACTTTTCAGAGGGATTGCAACTAAAAATTTGCCGACTTATGAACGGCTGCCGCGTGTCCCCTGAAACAGGCCGCGGCATTGAGGCTTCGGCGCTTTATAGCGACGGGCCTCTTTTGTTTAGTTGATTACGCTGCTGAGATTCGGAACAGAGGGATTGCTAGATGAAAATTGACTGGGACTACATCCAGAAATACTGGGACTGGCTTGGCCACATCATCGAGGGTTTAGTGATGTCGGCGATTGTCACCGTCATTTTTCTCTTCGCGGTTCCGTTCAAAGTCGCAGCTCTTATGGGCCTGGCGTTTTCGATTGGCCACTTCCACGGGCGAGAAAAGCGTGACTATGAGCGATCTGTAGACATGAAGCCGCCACACCTTAAAGGGTATTTGATGTGGAGGTGGAACTTCGATCAGATCACAGATTTTTGGCCCACTGCTGTCGTGCTGTTGTTTGTAATGCTCATCGTCAATGGCTTGTGATCGTCATGTGACACTCTCAAGTAATCCGGCCTCCAGACCTCCAGAGGTAGTGGGTGGAGGTCCGTAACCGCCCTCGTGACCAAACATAAGGTCGAGAGCGACGGCAAGTGTTTCCCGAGCCATATCGTTCTCCAGATTTTAAAGATTGCCTTGCCGCCTACTTCAGGCGTGCGCTACGATCAGTCTTTGCATGCTTCGTGGACCTTGGCATGTGAACCGGCCCGGCATCTCGAAAGGGATGCCGGGTTATTTTGAGTTTGCTATGCGGCAAGCCTACGTTTGCTCTGCAAAGCCCGCTGTCCCGCCACAGACAGCGGGTATTATAGTTCTCAGCCACCTCGGTTGTTGCAGTCGAAATGACGCTTGACGCGCATGCACGTTAGATTGTCAATGCCAAGATGGGCGCGCTAGCAAGCCTCAACGATAAACTGTTAAAGGAACAGCTGTTTGAAGATCGCCATCGCACTTTTTTTCAAGGCGCCCCTCGGCGGCCTTCACGACAACATCTACGACAGTGCTTTGAATCTTAAGAAAAATGGTCACGAGGTAACGGTGTTTTCCCCGCCTGGACCCTTTCAAGACATCCTCAAGAGCAGCGGAATTCTTGTTGCAAGCTTGGCGACGCCTATCACTGACCAAATGAATTTTGACTTAATTCACGCACATCCTGGCGAAAGTCGCATCTTCGCACAGCAATTGGCAAAAACGCTTAAGATACCCATGTTCATAACTTTTCATGGGCGCTGGATCGATGACATCGCATCCTACTATCAAAACTGCACCAAGATTTTTGCGGTTTCACAGGCCGTTCAAAACCTTATCATTTCTAGCGCTCCCCAAGCCATGGACAGGACTGAGATTCTTCCAAACGCTGTCGATCTTGAGCAGTTAGCAACCCCCGCGGCCCCACGTAGCGATGCTGGGCCTATGCGTGTGATGGTGGCATCGCGGTTCGACGTTGACAAAGGTCCGTTGATAGACACGCTGAAGGGCGTTTGGCAGGAACAGGCGAGGAGAGGAATCCACGACATTCTTTGGGAAATTGCCGGTGACGGCACCAGGCACTCAGAGCTTGTTAACTCGTCACTTAGCGCATTCGGTCATGGAACACAGGTTCGGTTTCATGGATGGCTCGATAAGCCTGAGCTCAATTACCTCCACGAAACGTGCCATGTAGCGGTTGCGCCGGGCCGATCAGCCATGGCCGCGATGGCCAAAGGTTTGCCTGTAATTCCGCTTGGGAGCGCCGGATGTTTCGGGCTCGCCACAAAAGATCGGCTATCTGAAGCTGCATATTGCAATTTCGGAGGATATGGCCTTACGAACGAGGCATCACCCGTGCAAATAATCGAGGATTTAGTCTGGCTTTCATCCGCCTCATCAGCTCGAGACGAGTTAGGCCGTGCCTCTCAAGTATTCATCTTGGATAATTTCAGCCTTTCGCAACATCATAAGCGCTTGGAGGACTTTTATATTTCTGGTTTACGCGATTACGCGTGATGACTAGATGGCGAAAAGCATAATGGTCGAAGTGTCCAGTTAGTGGCTGCACTAGGAAGAGAAATGAAATCAAACACTGTAGTGCCTCGCGTACAGTCGCCACGGTTTTCTCTTTAGTTGGAATTTGTTGTTCGTGCGCCCCCTTGAAGGGTACGCCTTGCGTGATCTCATCGTGTTCGGCTAAAGCATAGAATCTCAGACACGAGAGGGGATGCCATGTATTTATCTTGGGGTAATAACATCCAGCAAAGTAGACCGCATTTTTCCGCTGTCTGCTCTCATCAGGCGCAAATCGACTGGCGAAATGCCGGGGCCTCGACGCGTCGTTTAACGGACGAAGATTTGTCCGGCGAACTCCCGATGTGCAATGGCTTTATCATTGAAGCCAAAGGATCTTTTGATTCGAAAAAGGTCGCGGAAATGGCTAGCCGAGCAGTCGCCGCTGGGCTTCCTGTACTCTGCGTTGATCCAGATGAAAAGCTCCCTCAACTGCGCGATGTAGCGACTATCTACCTAGCTCAAGATCTTACAAACGCATCCGACATAGACATGACCGCGACGGTTTCCGATATCCGTAGTCTCCATCGCATGTCGCGAAGATACCAAGTTCATGAAATGGCCAAAGCTTCAGGACGTCACCGGCAACCAACCGTAGTATCCATCGTCGCGGCCACTAAGCGTCCTGAATACATAGATCGTTTGGTAGAGAGTATTACCTGCCAGACGTGGCCCGACATTGATGTTGCACTTGTAACTCAAGGCTTCTCTCCCGAGAACGTGAACCGCATTCTCTCCAAACTGAACGAGCGCAAGCGAGGTAACATTTTCAATGTTACCCACATGGAGGATCCAGAGATCACCCTAGGAGAGAGGCTAAACTGGGGCGTCGAAAACACTTTCGGAAGCTTCATAGCAAAATTTGACGATGATGATTTCTACTTCCCTAACTATCTATCTGATGCGGTAATGACCTTCGACTTGCGCCCCGAAGCATCAATCGTAGGGAAGAAGGAAGTAATCGTTTACCTGGAGCACATAGACAAATCACTCGTCCGAATGAAGGGTGAACGTGGAAAGTTCGTAGACATGGTCGCGGGACCAACGCTACTCATCCGCCGGGAAGTCTTTGAGGATGTCAAGTTCCATCATGTGAACCGTGGAGAAGACTCAGGCTTCCTCCAAGCCTGCAGAAAAAATGGGTTAAAGATTTTTGCGAGCGACTCTAGCAACTTCCTATACTACCGGACTAACGCTTCCGGTCATCACACTTGGGTCGCTAGTGACGAAACCTTCACCGAGCGGGGTGAATTCGTGTCGCACGGCAAGTATGTTTCCGTAGAGTCCTAACGATGCAATCAAAAACATTTACAGACTTCATCCAGGCTCACGTCGAAAAAAGCGATCCTCACCGTCTATTCCTAAACAAGACGGACATTAAGAAAATCCTCCAAGAGTGCGACGTACCTGCGCCGGCTGTTTTTCAAGAAGCCGAGAATGTTTTCGGTCTCACTGTGAAAGAGTTGCCGTCGCGTTTCGTCTTGAAGGCGACCGACTTCTCTTCGAAAAAAGGTGTCTTCCCACTCTATGGGATAGGTTCGAAATACATCGATCTGTTCACCAAAGAGATACGAACGGCCCAGGAATTTCTAGACAAGCTGCAAAATGTGATCGGTAAGAGTAAAAGTTCTGTCATAGTAGAGGAATTTGTCATCGGGGAGAACGGCGACGTAGCTATCCCATTCGACTACAAGTTTTATACCTTTGACCGGGGCGTCGAGATGATCCTACAAATTGACAGAAACGTCACTCCTAACGGCGCAGCCCTATTCGACGGAGAATTCAATCCGCTAAACGCTGAGTCCGTTGTTATTGACACAGCCTATAGCAGCATATCTCAACATCGGCGCCCTACTAACTGGAAAGAAATGCTATCGACCGCTAATAAAGTAGCGCGGCACATGAACCGCCCCTTCGTCAGCGTAGATATGTTTACTGATGGACGGAGGGCTCTCGTCGGCGAGATCACACCGTCGCCTGGTGGTTTCTACTACGGCGTCATGTTCTTCCTTACCCACAAGTTTGATGCATTCTTGGGCGATCGGTGGAGAGAAGGCTGCGTCCAGCGCGGTTGGGAAATCCCGCAAATAACAGCTCCCCCACCCTGCCGAGCAAGACAGTTGGCGACAAGTTAAACGACTTGTCGCTTAAATAGCGTATTCGATCGAGCCGTTGATGACCATTCCCTCAACAACAGGTGAAAGCGGCACTAGGTTTGCATTCACATCAGTGTAGTAACCCGTAGAGATGTCGATCCTACGGAAGTAAATCTGGCCACCTGATCCAGACGCAACCTGAAGAAGCCTGTTCCCTGCACCGGGCGTAAGAAGGTTGCCAATCCCGTAACTATCAACATCTTGGGCGCGAGAGAATGGCACCTGGATTATGAACAGACCTGTTCCAAGAACGGTCGTGCTTCCAACGACAAGACGAAACGAAATCTTGACGCGGCGACCGGAGACATTTGCAAAAGCCGTTAAGGCACCATTGCCAAGGGAGAAGCCAGAGGTAGGAACCGTTGGTGTGAACTCGTATTCGAACCGCCAACCAGTAGGCACAGCATCCGCTCGAGGAACGCCGGAGACAGAGGGGTACAAAGGCCCCGCTCCATTTTTGCTGAAAAGACGAACTCCATCTGTATCGCTCGCCTGCGGCAGATAAATAAACGGTGATTGCCAGTTTACCCTGAGACTGCCAGTGCCTTCATGATGGATACAAGCCTCTGTTGGCCGCACAGTATTTTTGCGCGATCCCAAGGCCCCACCGATTATGTGGACGTGGTTGGTTGAATTAACAGATCGAATTGCTGGCCCTTCGCATTCAAAATACGGTTGCTCAAGAAGCAGGCTTCTCACTCCTCCGCCCCCATCTCCAAGTAGAATACCTGACCCCTTGCCCTTGAATTCGCACCGCTTAAAGGTGTTTGCAACCGCCCCAAGACCGCCAGACGTCTTAATTTCTACTGCGTGCCCGTTTGGATCCGACTGAGAAAACCAGCTGTCTTCCCAAGACAATTCATTTATCCAGTCCTGTCCACGGAGACGCACGCCGGCGCCGGTAGCCTCCCACACGTTTACGGATTTCATCTTCGGCCAAAGCGATCCGGCTGACGTTAGAGATCCCACATCGATACCTATGCCGTTGGGTGCAAAGACGTCAATTCCAGATGCACTCGCAAACAGGAGGTATGTCCAATCAACCGCCGGTCCGGAACCTGTTGTCTCGACGCGGATGTTGTGAACGGAATGGTGAGTATTCACAGCGGAGGCATTTCCCTGCCGCAAAACAGTCCCTGTCCCTCGGAGGATAGTGCCATTTGAATTTCGGTATCCCCGATATGTTGCTTCAACGGTCAAGCCTGCCGTATCTAGGAGTGAAGAGCCCATGTTGAAAACGACAGGCTCAAGCCTCAGCTTTTTATTTTGTAGTACACAGTAGTCACGTGCAGCTACCATAGCATCACCCGCAGGGCTGACGCCGTCTTGCGGAACCCCAGCCATCGCTGACCAGATTTCCGGCTCATCGAGCTCCCACCATCCTCCATTCACCGGATCAGCAGAACCATTCGGCAAAAATCTATCTGCCGACCGGACCTTCAGCCCGCCTGATGGTTCCAAGGAAACCCGCTTGTAATGCGCCCTGCCGCCGTCCCCAACAATCGCAAATCCGCGCGTTTCCAGCGAGTTCATGCCCGGAGGGAACTGCAGCGACTCCATACCGTTGCGGGTGCCGGTGATCGGAACTTCCTTCTCGGACACGATATCGTTGACAAAGCCGGCAGCCTGGTCGCGCGCGGACTCAGCGCCTGATCGGGCTACCTCTGCACGATCCGCTTCAGCGCGAGCCTCCGCCGCAGCGGAACCGATGTCCAACCACGGGCCGACCGAACCGTCAGGCTGGGACCACCGGATCATGTAGCCATCGTCCGAAATCTCGTAAGACGGCGGAGCACCATCAGAACCGGCTGGGCCAGGTGTCCCCCCGCCCCTCGAAAGAGCAAGCGTTATGACGCCAGTGCGAGATGAGGGATCGCCATAGGTACGGACATACGGGCGGGCATAAACGGCCCCATCCGGTGCAACAAGATCGGCATCTTCATGGCCTTTCGAAACCGAAATCCGATGCGAAACGACCCCATCGAACGTCTGGATAGCAACGCGTCGCACCCGATGATCGGCGCCGAGACGGTTCTTGTTCTTGTCCAGCCAGGTGATACCCAGATCTACCGCGTCACTAAGCGGATCGCTGGAATTAACCAGGCGAACGATACGCCATTCTGCGGTCGCCAGTACGCCCTGTTCGACATCAGTATCCTGTCGGGTCCACAATTGCGCGCCACCGGGAAGGCTCAGCGTGGCGCCGGAAGCCGTGACAACAACGGTTCCGAGCGCCTGGGCGGCCTGTTGATCGGCAGAGCCCGCGACGTCTCCGCTAAAAAGCGTAGGAGCATCGCCAGGCCGATGAGAGGCAGAGGCTGTGCGCTCAGCAACTTCCTGCTCAACAGTGGTCATCCGCTCAGCAACTTCCTGCTCAACAGTGGTCATCCGCTCAGCAACTTCCTGCTCAACAGTGGTCATCCGAGAATCTAGGGCAGCGATATCGTCCGAGTAGTCGGCACCACCACCGCCGCCACCTCCTCCGGTCTGGCCTTCCAGCCACAGCAGGTACTCGCGAAGATCGCGCTTCGGCGGATTGTAGGCGCCGCTGGACGGGACGCCATTCGTGACGTAATCCCGAAGGAACTCGACGGGGCTTTTTGCCATGAGTGAGATTCTCCATGCCAAGGCGCTCCGGCGGTCAGCCAGAGGGCGTTGATTAGTGTTGTTTTATTGATCAGGTGACGACGAAAGAGCCGGTCGGTACCGCGCTTGCCGGCCGCCCAGATGAGTTGATGGCAACGAGCCAGGCGTAATAATCGCCGTCATCGAGGCCGAGGATCGCCCGCTGGTCGATGGCGCTCGGCGGCCCGTATTCGGTTGCGACGAGTGAAGCTCCGGAGAAGCTATTCACCGTGTTGAGATAAAGCCGGCAGGCGAAGTAATTGCTGCTGTTAGGAGCCGTCCACTGGAACAGCGCCTGCCCTGTGCCTTCGGTGACCGTGACGTCGGTGACAGGACCAGGAGGCGTGGGATCAGCAACCGCCGTCAGCAGCTGGTAGTCCGTCCATTCCGATTTGGTGCCGCCGCCCCAGGTGCGCAGCCGCGTGCGATACTGTTTGCCATCCACGAGGTACGGCGTTCTGACTTCCGTATCGCCGGCCTTCGAATACACCGACTGCGCGGCAGCAGAACCGTCGACCGGCTCAAACTCCATCTCGTAATTGAGAATGAGCGCCTGAAACGACCACTCGCCGACGATGAGTGCCGCCGACGCACCGCCGGAAACCACCTCCGTCTGCACAGAAGCAACGAAGCCCGAAGGCATCGGAACGCCACCGGGAACGACCGGTGTTACCGTGTTGCCCGGAGAACCCTCCTCCGTCGCCGCATTGAAGGCGTAGAGATCGGACGACACCACGATGCCGGAGAACGACACTCGCATGTTGCGAAGGTCGAGTGTCACCGTCGACGTGATCTCTATGATCGCATTCACAAGCCCACGGCTGGGATAATGCACGCGAATGAACCGGCGGTAGGCGCAGTTCTTCGCATCGCTGTAGTTCGCCGTGATCGAGACCTTGCGGGCATTGGCTCGGATATAGGTGAGCTTCTGCTTGCGCTGGCAGTGGTTGTGCGACTGGATGACCGGGTTATCGAATGTCTTCGTCCGCTCCGTTTCATCGAACTCGCCATAGGGGTCGCCGTAGATCGCAGCGTCTTCCGTCACGAAATGATTGTCGGTGTTGACGTAGCGGCCACGCACCGCGAGAACCGTCGAGGACAGCCGCTTGTTCTTGTCGACGCGGATCGCGAAGATATGGTCCTGATCGAGCGTGATATCCGGCTCGACGAACTGGCCAGCGTGAACGCCAATCTTTCCATCGGCGCGCTCGTAGACCACCAGCTCGCCAGCCTCATCGAGATAACGACCGACTTCGATCTGATCGTTGTTGGTGCGGAACCACAGGCCGCCGTGATAGCGAAGCTCAACGCCACCAATGCGGTTGACCACGATCTGGTCGCAGACATTTGCGGCGTTGATCCAGTCCGGCATATGCATGCGGTCATAGCTCATCTTGCCGCCCCACGGGCTGCAGAGGTGGCGCAGACGCATCAGCGCGAGATTGGTCGAGAACGTCCAGCTGTTGTGGTTGCTGGTTCGCTGGCCACCGGCGCCACCGGGAACGGTGGAGTCCAGCCGTGGATCATAAAGCAGCGCGCCTTCCAGAACGCAGGAGTGCTCCGGCATCTGGTTGGGGTAAATCTCAAGGTAATCCTCTTGAGTGACCGTCGAGCAGGACATGCGGACGGTGGCAAGGCCGTCGCCGCGATGATCGCTCGTCCAGACACCGGGGAACGCCGAAACGACGTCTGAATAGGCAATCTCACCATCGAGGCCCGCATGCCACTGGATCAGCACCCAGTTGCCGGATCCGCGATAGGGTTTGGCAAAATGCTCAGGCGCCACGACCCAGCCGTTGTTTCCGGCACTCAGCGTAACCGCCTCGTCATGCAGGTAGTGTCGGAGCACGCCATTGATGCGATGTCCGGCAAGACAGGTGATATGGTAGGCGGTGCCATTTGCCTCCTCGAGGAACGTGTAGTCTCCGCCCTTCTTCACGCGCCCCATGACGATCGACAGCGGAGGTACGTTCTGCTTGAGGTTATAGGAGCCATCCTCAGGCTTCGGCACAGCCGGCTTCTGCACGAAGGCGCCCTGCAGGGCCATGGCGCCATAGGCAATACCGCCATAAAGGGCAGCCATGGTACCGAGATAAAGCAGGTTGGACGCAAGGACGCTGGTCGGGCCGATGAAGGCCACAACCATAAGCGCGATCGATTCAAGGATGCCCACTACAGTCTCCAGGCCGCCAAAGTCTTTGCGGCTACACGGGCAAATCCACGCGGCGTCCTGGTCAACCAGCCCGCACCATCATGGATGACGCCGAATTGTCTTGTGATGTTATGGGCGCTACCGACAACGCCGATATCGCCGAGCTGCGGTGTATCGGTGCCAGAAAGCCCCAGAAACTCGGCGCAGCTTTTCACCAGCATGATTGCTCCGCCGTTCTCGGCGAGAATGTCTATCTGCCCCTGCCCGGGCTGATACGCACCACGCAGATGTGCTGCGGGATCCGGATATCCGAGCCAGATCGCCCACTCAGCAAGAGCAAGGCAGCAATCGACCTTACCCCCGGGCGTCCACGGCTCGCGCTCGTTGGACGCCATGAAGGCCCTGAGGCGCTCTTCCATGACTCGACTCTCTGATAATCGCGTGGTTTTCTGCTGCCCTTAATCGGAGGGGCGCCATGGCTGATGAACCTAATTTTGAACTGTCACTGACATCGTTTGGCAGTGGCAGCATTCGCTTTAAAGACGCGCATGGCGAAGGGCAGTCGCGCTATCAGGCCAATTTCATGGTCTCGTCCGAAACGACCGTCGGCGTCATAACCATCACCAACCAGTCTCCCCTCGAAGAGGACCAAAGCGAACAAACCGACAGTCCGTATCTGGCAGTCGAAGACGCGGCCGCTCGGCGCATCCCGGAGATCCTCCGGTTGCTTGCTGATCAAATTGACCTGAACATTGCAGCGTACGACACGAACGCTGCAGCTCGCCGACTTACTCACGCCGAGCCGGCAAAGGAAGAATTAGCGTCATCAGCCGAAGCCTGATCACCGCATCTCCATCACCAGTTCGGCCATCTGATCGTCTTGTCGCGAAGACCGGGTATCCGTTCGCAGAAGCGATCGGCCGGCACACCGGGATTAAGCCTTGCAGATCGAGCCTTCTGGTCGACGTCTGACAGGACGCCACCGTGCGAGCTCGTGCGTAACGTGAACGCGTTGACGACCTCAATCGTCACAACAGACGTAGAGGAATCGTTGTCGGCCTGATCGACGACCTCTAAATTGTCGATCGTGCCGGTGAACTTGATTTCAGGAGTGCCAATCGGCTGGTCCGTATCATCCATCTCCTGAAGCTTCAGGATAAACGGCGAACCAGAAATACTGCTGGCCTCGTCATAGTCCCAGATTGCGTCGCCGGTGGACGTATCGACGTTGATCAATGACAGTGTCAGCGTGAAGGCTTCCCCGTTGATGGCAGCCTCGATCGATTGCAGCGCGTCCTCGGTGAACTGGGCAGCGCGATAAATCTCCCCGTCATCATCGATATACATGCCGCCAGAACCGTCCCAGATGCGAACCGTGTCGCCCGGAAGCAAGATATCGCAGAGGATGCGAAGGGACGCCATCAGATGAGCCCTTTCGCAAGGCGATACCAGTAGTCCGTATCCTCGACAAAGGAGATCGATGGATATGAGTTTCTGTTGATCGCGTTCTCGGTCACATCCATGCCCCTATCCTCGGTCAGTCGGCACAAAACCGTGGGCTGATCGAATTCGAGTTCTGCGCCATGCGGGATGGTTTCCCGCACGCTTGGGCTGATGGGGACAGTCCAGATGTCCCCGTCGATGTCGGTCACAGGGCCGGTTTCGTAAAGCGCATGCCGGTATGAGAAGCGTACCCCCACCAGATTGTCGGCAGCGTTGATGATGCGTAGGCGTATTGATGTTGCCCCCACGCTCGTCACACCTTGCGAAACGACACTGATGGCGCCCTGGACATATGCGGAGCCGTCAGAAAACAGGCTGTCGTCGCTGTGCGGCATCAGGGGCCTAGGCTCGAATTTACCCGACGCGTACGGCGCCGAAAGACCGGGACGAACCGGAATTGCCATCCGACCTGATCGGCCGCCAAACATCTGCCTGATGGCCTGCCAGGTTTGCCACTGGGCGCGATTTCGGTTTTGCAGCACGACATTGCTGTAGTCGACGACCCAGAAGCCCAGATCGGTCCGGGTCGCGGTTTCGATACCGCCCAGAGTGCGGCCACCGGAGCGCGTGAACGGCACCACGGTCGCGGCGATCTGCTGCGGGCGAAGGACGCAGTGCGGAAATACCGGTATCATGCCTTTATCTCCACCCCGCTCCGCCTTTGCTGTTCTGGTATTGAGCCATTGCCGCCGGAGCTGCCCGGCTGGACTGAGCCACGGCCACGTTCACGATGGTGCCGCTGGCCGTCTCAATGCGTTGATCCGCAATCGAAGCCATCCGACCGCTATCATCCTGCAGAACGATGCTGACAGTGTCCTTGCTCGACCTTCCAGCCGGAAGTTTGCTGACGGAAGGCAGTGAGGGCGCTTTCGGCGCAATACCGCCACCAAGCAGGCCGCCCGTCGCGAAAGCAGGAAGCTTTCCGCCGTTGATCGCCTCCAGCAGTGCCAGGTGCTCTTTAGTAGCCTTTGCATTCACGATGTACTCACCCGTCGATGCCCGAACCAGCATCGAGTCGGATGTTCCCGTTCCCGGCCCAGAGAGCTTTCCTCCGCCGGCAAAGGCTGGAATCTTGCCGCCCTTCTTGAAGCCAAAAAGGGAGAACAGACCGCCACCGCCGCCAAAGCCGAAGATACTGTTGAGGCCGATATCGATGATCTTGTCCAGCACCTTGTTCAAAGCATTCGAGAGTGCCTCTGCAGCAGAGGTTCCGCTGCGCAGATCCGAGATGAAGCCGCTCGTGATATCCTTCGCCGTGTTTTTGAAATCCTCCGCCGCTTGCCTGGCCTTATCCTGGCTTTCGGCAAGACGCTCGGATTCAACGACAGCGTTCGCATATCCCGACGCCAGCTGTTCAATGCTCGCCGTCAGTTCGGGCGTGATCGTGATGCCGGCCTCTTGTGCGGCAGTGAGCAAATCCTGTTTTGATCTGGCGAACTCAACCGCGTAACCGTAGTCGTTGACCAGAGGATTGATCGCAGCCTGCGCCGACGTCTGTGCCTGAAGCGCTGCCGTGCGCTGCTGGATCTGTTCTATCTCGCGCTGGTACTCATTCTGGCGCGAGCCACCCCCGCCAGATTTGCGCTTTCCCGATCTTGAAGAACCGGAGCCGGTCACTTTGTACTTGGGATCGGTGATATCGATCGGCGTGAACTTGGCGCCACCCGAGCGCTGACAGTCGTCTTCCCGCCAGTTGTGGCGTTGCTGGCAGCGATTGTTGGTGCCGCTGTCGGATACTTCAGCGGAACATTGTTGAGCGTATCCTGGATGATCGTGGAAGCGGTCTTGGTAGCCGTTTCCTGAAGTCCTTTGATCTGCCCTTCCAGCTGCCTGATCTCAGCCTGCCCGAGAACATTCATCGGATTGGCTTTGATCTCGGCAATCTGCTTTTCGAGGCTCAGTCGCTTCTCGGTATTGTCGACAAGCTTGTCACTGGCTTTAACGGTCGAGTTGACCGTCAACGCCCCGCCGAAGGCCGAAAGCTTGCCGTCTCCGTTGCTATCAAACGCCCCGATAATGCTGCCGCCGATGTTTTGCAGGCCGGTAATTCTGCCGATCCATTCAGCAAAACCCTGCGCAGCGACAGCACCGTTATTTAGCAGCTCGATAATGGCGCTGATGTCGGCCGCAAGGCCGTCCATATCGACGCTGTTGACGAAGTCCGCCATGTTGTCGATGGCAGAGCCAAAGGTATTGGCCGCATTCGAAGATGTGTTGAACTCGCGCGTGGCATTCGTCAGTGCCGTGCGCAGGTTTTCGAGGCGCTGATCAACAGTGAGAACTGCGTTCGCTACCTTCTGCTCAAGCACCGGTGCGCCAGCGTTGATGCCGTCAAAGAAAGCTTTCGAAGACAGGTTTCCGTCCAGCATGATCTGGCGAAGCTTGGCGACCGAACCGCCGGCCTGTTGAATGCCTGCAGCGGCAGCCTGGAGGATGGTCGGAGCGCCCTCCTGAATGGAGTTGAACTCCTCAGCGCGCACCACGCCAGCGCCTAGGGCCTGTGAGAGCTGCAACAGCGCGCCGGATGCTTCCTGAGAAGACTGACCTGACGCGCGCAACGCAAGTGCCACGTTGTTTGATAGCGTGACGATCTGGTCCGAAGACACACCGAGTTCGTTTTGCACCAGGGAAACACGCCCATAGAGCTGGACAAGTGTTTCCAATGGAGCAGAGTTCTTTTGGGCGGCCACGAACAGCTTCTGGTATACGCCCTCCAACGCCTCACCGGACAGTCCGGCCACCTTTAGCGAATTGTCGATGCGGGTCGCGCTATCCGACAGCTGCCGAAAACCTTGCGCGCCGCCGATCAGGGCGAACGCCTTTGCAGCGCCAGCAGCGACGCCAGAATAGCTGGCAGACAGCCGCTTGTTCATAGATGCAAACCGGCTCTCGATCGCCCGCGCCTGCCGGTTGGTGATCCCCTGCGCGCGATTGAGCGCGTTTTGGTATCCCTTTACGTCAGCCGAAAGCTGAACGACGAGGCGCTCAAGGTCAGTTGCCATTTAAGATTGCGTCCTGATAATGCCGTGGCGATTCGGGGGGGAAGAAATGGGTAGAATCACAAGATTTTTGATCGCGTGCGCGTGCGCCGTAATCATTGTCTTGGGCGCGTGGTATGGCGCCGAAAGACTGCTGATATGGAACACAGACCGTATTACCGCTGAATACGCCAGTCAGCGGCAATCACAGCCACTCCCATAACTCATCGACTTCCTTAGCCGTCAGCCCGCCGTCATCCGGTGAGTTAGCTTCGACATAACCATCAACAGCCGCCATGAATTGCCAGATCGACATTTCGTTGATCTGTTGTGGCGTGAAACCCATCACAGCGCCGGTCCCGTAGATCGCAGCAAATCTCAGCTTTCCGTTTGGGAGTTCGTCGAGCTGTTTGTCTTTTGACTTGCTGCGTCGTCCTCCCCCACAGCTTCCTCCGGAGTGCCCATGAGAGCGGCTGACAGAATCACCTGTGCCGGGATGAGGCTTTCCATCGGTGGGCGAGCCTCGACGTAAGCGCGCGTCAGATTGAGAGCCCGCGAGGGCACCATGTCACCACCGATCAGGCCAAGCCTGATAATGTTGCTGATATCCTCGACGCGCCACTCGCCGCTGTGAAGGCGCTGGAGCACGACATACGGGCCAGCATCGCACTTCTCCTGAAGCTCGGCCAGTTGCCCCCAGGCAAGACGGAACGAGTATGTCCCGTCTGCCCAATCGAATGTGACGGTAGCATTCCGCATTATGGCGTGACCGGCGTCGTGACGCGAACCATTTCGCCGTCGCTCTGGAGCGAAACGTTGTTGGTTGCGCGCTGGCCATTGTTCGCGCCGACTTCCATGCTTTCGATATGCATGCGGCCGGTCCAGGTGATTGTCTTGGCGGGGAACTCCCATTCTACCTTGACCGGGATGCTCTCGATGCTTTCGAAGCCTTCGAGCCACGTGTCGACGCTCTCGGATGCAAGCACGCCTTCGCCGGAGATGCCCATGGAAAGCGACGTCGCGTCGCGGCCGACCCAATCGACCTTATCGGGGTCGTCGCAGTCAGGGATGTTGACCTCTTCGAGACCCTTGTTCAGCGTGATGGACCGCTGCGTGAAACCGCAAGGTGCAGCGTACACGATCGGGTCAGCGTCGTTGCCGAGGAGCACACGAATCTTGCCCCCCTTGATGGTGGTTGCTTGAGCCATTACGGCCTCCTGTGTTGACGTTTTCAGTGATGCTCGACGCCAGCGCGGAACGTGCTGACGATCTGGGTTGTCAAGCCATCCGGCGCGCGCAGATCGCGGCGGCCATCAAACTCGAAATAAACAAGGGCGTTGTCGGCCAATGGCAGGCTTTGTTCATCCAGAGCCTTCTTGATGGCCTTGGCAATCTTGCGGCCTTCCATGAAGCCGGGATCGCGTGACCAGGCGTCCAATTGGATCACCAGTTCGGATGCCTCGATACAGTCGGTGTCTTCCGGCAAGTCCTGCACCGGCCCAAACGAGATGTAAGGAAAGGTCGCCGTGATCTTCCCGTCAGTCGTGGGCACCCGATCATATATGCGACCGCTAACCAGTGCAGCGACCTCCGCATTTGCCTTTAGCGCGTCGTAGATCGCCACCTGCAATTCATGCGCCGCGTCTTTTTTCATGATCCTGCCGCCACCTTTTTTGCCGCATCACGCGATGCCTTACGAACCGCCCGGACGGTCCGCCGCTTGTTTGCCCGCCAGGAGACGAAGAAGAACGGCTGCGCTGTCGTGCCGGGGTGAATTGAGCCAGCGAACAGGCCACCATTCTCGTGCCGCGCCGTGCCGAACTCGACCCAGCGAGCATAAAACGCTTCCTTATTGCCGGCGTAGATCGTCAGCGTCATGTCGCTGTCGCCAGTTGCCTGAACTGAGGCGAGAGTAAGCGAACCCTTCGGGGCGTTGCCCCATGTCCAGCCGATGCTGTCGCGCAGCGTGCCGTCATCGACCGGGACGAGGTTTTTCATCATGGCGACGATTTCATTCGCCTTGGCTTCCATTGCCTGCCGGATCATCTGCTTCGCAACCGCGGGCAACTTCGCCAGCTTCCTTTTAAGCCGATCGAGGCCTTGAATTTTCGTCATCCGCTCGCCACACCACTCTGACAGAGGAAATCAAGCCACTGCCGATCATTGGTGGGCGTCACGTCGCGGATGTTGAACTCTGTTCCTGTTCGAGCGTCCCTCACCCGCCAGTCCGTATCCACTGCCCGTGTCTGCGAAGACGAGCGAACGAATATGACCTGTGTGTGCTGCCCTTGTAGACGACCAGCCATGACGCTTTCGCCGCCGCGCAGATGCGCAAAGCCCGCCCGGACCTGAAACTGCTCGACCCACTGACCAACAAAGACGCCATCTCCCCGGTCTATTTCTTCGCGCTTGTCGAATGCGACACGGTGGAACAGATCACCGGCTGATCTCGGCTTCGCCATCCTGCTTTGCCTCCGCGTCTTTACCGGCCCATTCTGCCTTACCGGCGGCGACGGCTTCTTCCGCGCATTCGCGCCTTACAGTGCCCTCCCAACCCGCCTTGTAGCCGATTGTGCTCTGGGGCGTGGGTTTGTAGTCGTAATCGTGCTTGAAGCGGATGCGAGCCATCTGGGCCTCCTACAGCAACGGGCGGCGCCACTTGGCAATCAGGGCGCGTTCCATGTTGGCGATTGTCTGGCCGGCATCGGTCGCAGTCTGCTCATATCCGATCTGGACGCGGGCGATGATGGCGGTGAGAATGTCGGCCGGCACGGTTGGCTTGTCGTCTACGATTGGCCAACCAGCGCGATAATCGACCGAGATTGCGGAACGAAGCGCAGTGTCGCCTGGCATAGTGAACCCATCCACGAACCGGACGTATGATCGGCCAGCGGCATCTGTCTCCACGGCATATTCGGTCGTTGGGATCTGCGTCTCGGTCCCGGCGCTGTCGCGTGTCTTAACGCCGTCCACTGCGATCACCGGGCCGAGGGGAAGTCGCAGGCACTGGTCATAGCGATCATAGCTCTGCCGCCAGGTTTGCTCGACAAGACAGATGCCCAGCACGCCAGTCCAGCCCTCGTAGTGGTCGACCGCGGACTGGATGAGGCTTGTCAGCATCTCGTCATCATCCGCGCTGTCGACGCGCAGGGCCTTCTTCACCTCTTCGAGAGAGACTGGCAGCGCTTCTGGCGCAGTAACGCGGACGGGACGGTGCATGGATCAAGCGCTCTTGTTTTTCGGGGCGGCCTTCTCGGCCTTGTTCGACGGCGCGGGCTCGGCCTTGGCTTTCATCTCACACAGCACGCCGTTGTTGATCAGGTGCTGAACTTCGCCCTGCGCGGCTTCGCGGGTGTCTCCCGGCATATACATCTTGTCGCCGAAGTGCTGGCGAAGGACTTCATAGGTTTTCATGATGTTTCTCCTTCGGTTCATAGAGAGGGCAACCGAAGCTGCCCTCCTTGATGAGCCGAAGCCGATCAGGTTACGCGACCGAAGTCGCCGTAGATGAAGGCTTCAGGACGATAGACCGCCAGAGCAAGACGCTCTTCCGCAAGGATGGTGATCAGGTTGCGGATGAAGTCGTCATCGACGTAGGCCGCCTCGATCCGGGCATCCCAGCGGTCGAACACCTGGGCGCCGAGCTTGAAGGCTCCGACGAGAACCTTGTCGACCGTCATCGCCTGGGTTGCCACGACGGGCAGGTTCCAGAGCGTCGGGCTGATGGCGCCCTGCGGATTGCCGATGATGTAGCGGCCGGTGGTGTCCTTCAGTGTCTCGATCCACGCCCAATCGCTCGGGTGCATCACGATACCGGTGGACGGATACTCGGCCAGCGCCGCCTGGAGCATCATCAGACGGATCATGTCGATGCTGGTCGGAGAAGCCAGAGTGATCGGCGACGAGTAGGCGGTTGCCTGCGGGATGATACCGTTCAGGTTCTGGCCGGTGCCATCGCCGTTCAGCAGCTGGTTTTCTTCCACATAGGCGAGGCCGTAGAGGAGGCGCTGGTCGATCATTGAGCGGAGCTGCGAAATATCGTCCAGAACCTGCTTGGAAGCCTTCATCCAATGGGCGATTACCTTGGCTGACGTCGTCACCAGATCGAGCTTGAGATCGGACGAAGGCTTCAGAGCGCCTTCGGCGACACCAGCCGCGTTGTTGGTGAAGCCGGTTTCCTTCACGTATTCCAGCGTGTTGCCGTCCATCCGGCCCTGCGAAAGCAGGTCACGAACGGTGAGACGACGCTGGGGCAGCGGAAGGATGCCAGGCAGGCGGGTATTGGCGATTGCGTCACCAACGGAGCCAGCGGCATCAGTCGTTGCTGACGTCAGCGTTGCCTTCACCTTCAGATCGGCGCCCCGCGCGCTCTTGGAGAACTTGCTGTCCTGGAAGGACTTAAAGCCTTCCGATTCAACGAACTGTTCACCGAGAGTTTTTGCGGGATCGTCACCACCTTTGCCGCCGCGGGCCATCTTCTGCTCAAGCTCAGCCATCTGCTCGGTCAGGCCGTTCATCTTCAGAAGAGCTTCGTCGGCCTTCTCCTTGAGGGAGGTGGTCAGTTCTTCGCCAGACTTCGCCTTGCCAAGGGCTTCCTCGGCAATCGCCTTGACAGCGTCAACCGCCTGGCGCTGCTCAGCCTTGATCTCGGCGGCGAGATCGGCCACCGACTTGTTTTCGTTGCTCATGGTTTTCTCCTAAGAGCGATGTTGGGGATTAGCTGGCTCGCAGAGCTTTCAGGAACGCAGCCGTGTCATTCGCCTTATCGCCCTCGGAATCGCTCCGAATGGCCTTGGCATAGCCGTGCGAGGCGATCGCAACAGCCATGCTTTTCGGAACCCCTGCCTCGCGCAGGATGTCCTCGAAATCCTTGATCGGCATGGGATCGCCGTCGCGCAGTCGGCGGGCGAACTCATCCATGCGTTCTGATTTGACGCTCTCGATCCGGGCCCGGCGGTTGGCCGGGAATGTCACCGGAGAGATTTCGTACAGATTGAGCTTTTTCAGGAGCCGAACGGCGCCGTCCTGGTCGGTATCTTCCTCGCGGTAACCGATGGACAGGCCGCCGATGGCCTTGTTTTTGGCAAGCGTGTGGACCTCGCGCGCCCGCTGGATGTCAAGAAGGAACCGGCCCTTGCCCCACAGGCCCTTTGCGTCCTCGGCCAGATCCTCCCAGACCCCGATCGGCTGGTGGGCATCATGGTTCCAGAGCATCAGGACGTTGGAGCCTTCACGCTTGTGCTTGGCCAGGCTCTCAACGAAAGCGCCGGGCATCACCTTTTCGCCGTAGCTGTCGATGTTCCCGAAGATGGAACCGTAGCCTTCAAAGGTGCCGTCTTCCGACAGGTCTTTGACCTGCAGGGCGAAATCCTTCGTTTTCATGTCGTTCATTCCTCGTTAGGAGGGGGCAGTTGGGTCTGCGTTCCAGCCTGAGTGATCGGAACATTCTGCATCTGCATACGCGGGACATCGCCGCCATCGACGGCAGGCATGTTTTCGAGCGCTCTCACTTCGTTGATCGTCATCCAGCCGTTGGTGAGGCCAGACTGATAAAAGCTCGCCCTTGCCGCGCTATCGCCGCGCAGGAGGCCTTCAAGGTTGAACTCAATGGTGATACCGCTGGCTCGGTCTTCCGGCTTGAGCAGCTGCTTCTCCAGCGCCTGCTCAATGCGTTTCAGCCGGCGGCGAAGCGTAAACTTCTGGAACGCCAGGGTTTGCTGCTCAAGGCCCGTTCCCCAGCTGGTGGACTTCTCAGTCCTGCCAACCATGTGAGGGGGAACGCCGAAGAACCGGCAGATTTCCTCGACCGAGAAGCTGCGAGATTCCAGCATCTGCGCGTCTTCAGGCGTTATCGTGAGCTGCTGCCACTTCGTGTCGCCTTCGAGAATGAGTGGTCGACCGGAGTTCATCGCGCCAAGATAGTTCTCAACCAGATTGGTTTTTGCGATCTCTCGCTGCTCTGGCGACAGCCATGCTGCGAAAGTCAGCACGCCCGAGGGGCGCAGACCGTTTTTGAAGGTGCTGCCAGCTGATCGATCAACCGCCCGCGCCAGACTGAACGTGTTCCGCCCGAAGTGCAATGTCGACATGCCGCCCAGCGGGTTTCCGCCGAAGCCGCGGATATGCATCATGGCACCGTCTGTCTCGACGTAGGACTTGCCGTCCTCCGTCCAGCGGTATTCAATCGATCCATTGCTCAACCTGCGAACCGAAACAAGGTTAGGCGCTACGGGATGAAGGCCAGAGACTTGGCCGCCGTTGCGCTCGATGCGGGCATAGGCGTTGCCCCACAGTTCAAGCGACGCGCTGACGAACTCCCAGAAGTCGACCGCCGTCTGGTCATAGTTTGGGCTGTCGTGAAGCACACGATAGAGCCGATGGTCGCGCGCCACGGTGCGCTTCCCCTGCGCGTCGGTGCGATAGACCATCAACGGCAGGCTGGCGATGGTGCCGGCAAGCAAGTTGACGCAGGCCCAAACCGCCGACAGAGACAGCGCGGTGCTGTCCGTCACGAGTTCGCCTGCATCGCCGCGCATCGCGTCAGGATACCAGCCATCCGGCTCCCGAACGGTCAGGCGCCGAACAATCGCGCTCTTGATCTTCTGGATTGCGTTCACGCTGCACCTGCCAGGCTCTTGAAGTAATCGTCCATTCCAGCCCCCGGTGCTTCCGGGTTTCTGCTCATGACTGTGACGGCATCAAAGAGCGCCATAACAGGGTCAATCTTCGCATCCCCCGCATTCTGTTTCGTCGCCCGAATGGCGGTCGCCGTGGGCTCAATCTTCAAGTTCGACACGCACCAGTCCATCAGAGCGGACGGGGCATGCTTCAGAGTGCCGTTGGCAAGCTTTCGCTCGGCGGTCTTGATGGCGTTCATCATCGCATAGCCCTGTGGGGCGCCGACGAGATTACCCGCCTCTTGCGTCACCTCGATCTCGGCCAAAGCTTCGATCATCTCACCAAGGCCAGCCGGATCGACTGCAACCGAGGCCAGCAGCCCGCGGGCCTTGATGTCGGAGATAATCTCCACGATTTCGGAGATGTCCTTTAGCTCGTCATCAACGATTGTCAGCAGCCCGTCGCGCTTGAAGTCATTGAGTTTCGATGCGATCGATTTTCGGCGCTCCAAGACGCCCTTGTGGCACCACGCATGCGACCACGACAGCCAATCACGTGAGCCTTTTTCGCGTCCCAGCACTGTCAGCCCGAAAAGGTCATCGAGGCCGCCGCCGTCGATCCCGACCACGACCACTTCTGACCGGTCAAGAATTGCCGGAAGGTCTAACTCTTCATCACCGCGATCTTCCCAGAAGTCCGCTCCCGGCCAGCGGTTCGATCTCAGGTTCATCCCGATCTCGATGTTGAAATGCTTCGCCAGGAAGACGTTTCTGGACTTGGCGTCTTTCGCCAATTCCTTCCGCAATTCCCCTTCTAGCCAATCAAGGCGAACCGATTTCCCAAGGTTCGGATTGGTGACGTAGAAGTTTTCCGTCTTCAGATACGCCTCTGTCTTGATCATCGCCGCCGGGAACTCGTAAATCAGCGGCAGGAACTTGTTATCTGCAATCTTCCCGTCGCGGACATCGCGGGCATAATCGAGCTTGTCTTTGAACACCCCAGCTGGCGGCTCATCGCTTTGCGTCGAAAGGTAGATCACAAACCCTTCAGGTCTCGACACAAGACCGCCAGTCGCCTCGCGGAACATCGCGTCAGCACTGGGCCGCTTCCCGAACACCCAAAGCTCGTCAATCAGGATTCGGCCCGACTTCTTGCCTGATACGGTATCGGCATCGGCAGCCACTACCTTCAAAGCGGCTTTCGTGACGCGATGCGTGATCGTGCGAAGATGATCTTGCACTTGAAACAGTTCTTCGAGATCCGGGTCGGCGCGCACCATTGACGCGGCAGGCTTAAAACTGTTCTGCGCAACTTCGATCGTCGGCGCGAGGATAAGAAGCTCTTCGTCCTCACGCCAGTTGATGATGAGAGCCGTAAGCATGATGCCAGCGGCGATGGTCGATTTCGTGTTCTTCTTGCTGATGAGCAGAAAGAACTCAGAAATGAGCTGGTTGCCTGTCTGCGGATCGTTGGCCCCGAAAATCGCAGAGACGAAATCGAATACCCACTGCTCGCAGACTTCACCGAATGTTGGCTTGCCGGGTAGGTCCACCACCCTAAGCGCCCTGAATACTGCCAGCGCTTGGTCAGCTTCGCTCTGGAATAGAGGCGACAGTGGTATCAAGCTCTCGCGCGCCACTATACGCCGCTCCCAATCCGGGCAGGCCGTTGTCCAATCTTTCATTTGTTGTCGATCACCAACTTAGGCGCGCTGCGCACTGCGAATTTACCCGCCGATGACGCTTGCTCGGCTCGGCCAAGTCGCTCAGCTTTCTTTCCAAGCTTTCCATCTTCTGCCTTGGCGTGGACAAAAGGCGCTGCCGCCACAGCCATACGGTCTCGCCGACCGTCTTCAGCGTCAGCGTCGTTCATCACCGAAAGCATATACTCCAGAGGCGTCATCTTGGCCTTATTGGCCTCGCGCCTGACCTCAATCTTGGTCTGAACATTGGCCGTCTTTGGCCGACCAGCGCCAGGCCGATAACCGCCTCTTGGCATCATTGATTCCTTTGATTTTGACTGCGCGAAATCAAACAGGAGAAGAAAATCTCCAAATGAGGGGGTCGCGGGTGGGGAAAAGCCAGCCTTTTCAGACTTTTGACTACCCCCCCTACCTTCCTGGTTTGGGTGGCCTGTCGCCTGATCCGGTTGTCACGATGCCGTTGTTCCTGGGGTCAACCCAGTCTCTCGTCTTCCATGCGATCCAGAAGGCCCCGACGATAAAGCCACAGTAAGCGACGAAGACGAGCTTGAAGATTTGAAAGAGTGTCTGCCCATCCATCTCTACCAACGCGCCTGTGCGCGCTCCTCTCGTTGCTTCTGGCTGTCGTGGTATTCCTTGCTCACGGTCTGGATATTGCTTTCATCCCAGAACAAGGCAGGATCGCCACGGTGCGGCATCTTGTGGTCAGCTACAGGGCTGTTGCCTGCAGGGTATTTGCCTATGCAGAGCGTGCCGGTCACTTGGCAGGTGTAGTTGTCTCGGGCCCAGATACGTTTGCGCATCTGCTTCCACCGCTCTGTGCCGTACCAGGCGCGCCATTCTATCTCTTGGTCACGCTGCTTTAGTCTTGCCTTCTCATCCCCTGTTGCTCTGCCTATCAGTGGCTTGATGGTGGCGATCTGGGGCTTGAGGGTGGTTAGCTTTGCCATTGCGCTAATGTCTCGTGCCGTGCATTCTTGAGTACTGGCATGGGTAACCCTGGGGGATGGGATGAGCGCAAGAGAACTATTGGAGAAGTTGGACCGAGCCATTGGCCCTCAGCACTTAGACATGGGCGCCATATGGGACATTGCGATGGGATTAGATTCTTACGCGAACACCGACGAACAGCGAAGAGCGGCTAAAGAGTTGCGGCAAGCAAGTTCAGAAAGCACCGTTCGGCTAAAAGCATCCAAAGTGCGTTCTGTCTTTCGTTCAAAATACGACGAAAACGGCGTCTACAGGGGCTAACCCTCTCCCGCTCTTGCTCGGTGGTGGTCATGGGGTGGCGTAAATCCTGTGGGCGCACACCGGGCAATCCACGCTCAGGTAGTCACCGTCGCGCTGATCAGCGGTGAATTTCGCGTCACGGCGCTTGAATTCCACAATGGTCAGGCAATTCCGGCATGTTGACCGATATGTCTTCTCTTCCGGCGCCTGCCCACGCTTGATGATCTTGACACCAGAAAAGCCACCGGCCGCATGTAGGTCTTCGCGCTGGTCGTAGACTTTCTCGGTCCTCGCTCTCTCCATGTGGCGGGTGAATGGGGTTACTCAGCCAGCTTTTCGATAACCTTGCCGGCCTCTTTGCCGATGCGCTTGGCTTTGGAGACGGTGTAAGGTTCGTCGCGGTCAACTAGCGCGCCACCGAGAGTGACGGCATCCACGGCGACAGACACAGGGAGCGTGGCAACGTCAACCACGGTGCTGATCAGCTTTCCTAACATATTCATCTCCTGAAACGCATTCAGCCCCACCTTGTTACGGGCGGGGCTGGTGATACACGCCTGCCTACAGGCTTACGGAAAAACTGAGTGGACCCGGTGCAGGAGGCGAGGTTTGTACTCAGCACTCTGCTACGCAAGTCGCCCCTGCGTTTAGTCGTGGCGGCCTGGGAGCGGGTCCTTATCGCTTCTAACCCAATGTGGACTTGAAGCAAGCGGGCGTCAGTTGAAGCTCAGCGTCCCTTGGTCGCCTCGTCTTTCTTCGCCTGATCGTGGTGCCACTTGATCGCATAGTACATGCCTATGCCGAGCACGATAATCTTGGCAGGGAAGAAGACAAAAGGAAACCAATCTACCCAAGAACCATCAGACATTTCGAGTACTTCCATTCTGTTGCTTGGAATTGTCTATCCCCAAGGATAGTGCTCACTCGAAATGCTCCTCAAAAGCGTTCATTGCAAGGTGTGGGGGCATGGTCTTTTTGACGCACCGCCTCGCATTCCGTTGCCCTGTTGGGCGAACATGGAGCAGCGTGACGGGATTGCACCGCCATCTTAACCGAGTGTCGCAGGGAGGCTGATCAATTCCCACCGCTCTACCGATATACCCTCTAGGGTTCTGCTTGATCGCATGCCGAGCGCCAACTACTCGGATTACTCTACACCCTTGCGGGGAGGACGGCCTTGGCTAATTACCGCGTCATCATGCGATTGGTTGCAGGCTCCGGAATTGAACCGGATATTTCGAGGTTATGAGCCACGCGGCTTACCGTTTGCCCTGCCTGCTTTGAACTTAAAGAGAATTTTGGGTGCATTTTCCCAGAGGCGCGGAATCGGACCTTTCCGCACGGGGCCGTCGAATTGACATCTTCCGGCGGAAGGTCCGACTGCAACACCCCAAATCACGCCGCTGAAGTTAGGGTATTTGCAGGACTTTTGCAAGATTCCGCGTCGAGCTTGTCAAGACTTTCCAGTTCTTCCAAGATCGACATGCATCTCTGTTTCGCTTTTGGCGGCAATTCATTCATCGCGGCTGCCGCCATCATCCTGATAGGAACCTTTTTGCGGCGGCCTTTCGGGAAGATCGAGCCAAGTTGCCGGCCGAGAATTGAACGGCGTTCCCTCCTCACTTCAGCCTCGCCGCTGCGTTTCATCGTAGAGTGCTGTTCCTTAGCTTCGATTTCAGTCAGATAGAGCTCAACAAGCGTTTCGTCGGGGAAGGAAGCCAACCCATGCCGTCCTCCACCACGGAGGAAATAACTCACGGTATTGAGATTCCGAACCGCTCCGAATCCATTGTCATCTATCCTCACGAAGGCATAACCCACGAGAAGCGGGAATCGCTTCTCGATCAGCTTATTTGTCCGCTGGTGGCGCACCACGGTCCAGAACGACGGCATGAAAATTGTAATCCCGTTGTTGCGACATTCGCGTTCAAGCAGGGTTTCACCCGCGCGGTGCTCTGGGGCATTCGGTATTGCCCGCGCCATTTTCTGGGCGCCGGGAACGATGCGTACCGCGTACCATGTTGCGTCTTTCTCCGGGAACTGGCTGTGTAGCATGAGGATATCCGTTTGAGAGGACAGGGAGAGTTCCTCATAACACGGTCTCACGCCAATATCCACAATTGGTTGATTTTAGCGCTGAAGAGATATGAAGAAATGGAACGCCCAGCGCGCGCGGTGCTCCAAAAGCAAGCTAGGCGCGCTTCATTCTGGAGTAAGTATTGAACGCCTTTCCTTTGTAAGATGATTGGCCTGTGCGTTCCCAACCCGACGAACGCAATGTGAATTCGACAAAACGGCGGATTTCAGAAATTTCGTAACAGTAAGTCGTCAGATCGAGACCGTAAGCTTTTTCGACCAATCGCCCTACATTAACTCTCCCGCCAACAGACTTCACGTGGTTCCGGATATCGATGATCGAAACAGAATCTGCAGAAATCCAATCGGGTGCCGGGGGTTTTCTGACATATAATGTGCCACCCTTTTTTCCGTAATAACGCTTTGATATTGCTTCATCAACTTCACCCTTTTTTGCTTGCCTCCATCCCAGTCGATCCAGAAGTTTTGACAAATAAGGCACTACGGAAGCACGATATTCCTTCGGAGATTGCCAAAGGGCCTCATGCCAGACCTCCATGAGGGAGACGTGATTTCTTCCTCGCAGAGCCGAGTCTACGTCGATAAGATCTTCACCTTCCCTCTCCGCAAAACCCGCCATATCTCCACCTTTTGTTGATTTTTGAGATGTCGTTCCGGAAAAACACGGAACAATTTCAGCGCTGTGCCGCCTCATTTAGCTAAAACTGTTCGTATTATTATCAATTAAAACAGATATTTACAATACAGGTAGCCACACTTTACCGCCCAGATGGTACTCCAACCTCTTATAGAAGAAACTCACATCATTTCCACCTACGCACTTTTCCTTTAATTCTTATACTTCTAGTTATATAATGAACAGTAGGAAAGGTAGGAACGCTGTATAATAAGTTATTGATTTGAAAACATTTTAGCGGTTCCGTCTTTTCAACGTACTGTTCCGCCTGTTCCCACTTCCGAAGAAAAATCCCTCACCCAATTTACAGCCTTGCAATTTTCATAAAATCAACTATTTGTGGTTTAAGCGTTTTTAAGTGAGGATATGAACATGAGCCGCACTCCTGCATCCTTCAAAATTTGCGATCTTGAACGCGCCGTTAAGGGCGCTCGTAACGCAGGTCTCCCGATTTTGCGGACAGAAATCGGTAAGGATGGCCGTATTGCCTTAATTCATTTTGAGACGCCTCAACCCCAAAACGGGCAACAAGCTGAAGACATCTGAATCGTCACTACAAAATCAACCGATTGTGGATTTTTAGAATGAGAAAACTTTGCCCGCACAGGTTAAAGGCGAAAAGCGAAGGTAGGAAGACGTACAGCACGGGTATCGTCTGTTCGAGGTGTGACACTGATAAGCGCTATGTGTCTAACCGGAACTGCGTGAAATGTGCTGCGGAAGCCGGCGTAAGGTGGTCGCGGACGGAAGCCGGCAGAGAGGCAAACAGGAAGAACCAAGCGCGGTTTGTGGCCCGTCGGAAGAACCAAGCGCGCGACGAGTTTGGAGCCGTTGATGCTCCGTGAGATCGAACCATTTGCGCGAGCAGGCTTTGCGATCCACTGGCTGCATCCGAAATCCAAACGGCCGATTGGCAATGATTGGGCATCCAAGCCCGTAAAGACCGTTGAGCAGCTTCGCCAATCCTACAGTGAGGGCAAAAACGTCGGCGTGCGTCTCGGTAAGTGGTCGAAGGTCGGTTCCGACTTCCTGCTTGTCATCGATGTCGATATCCGCAAGCCCGGACTGGCGAAGGAAGCCTTTGCCGAACTGAAGCGACTATTTCCCGAATACGCCACGTATCCGTCCGTGATCTCGGGCTCGGGCGGCGCCAGTCGGCACTTCTACATCCTGACATCGAAAGAATTCCCATCGAAGCAACTCTCACATTCCGCACAACAGTCCCTCGTTTGGGACGAAAAGCAGCAGAAGGATGTGAAGAAGTGGGATTGGGAGATCGAGCTTTTCGGCACCGGCAAGCAGGTCGCCATGCCACCCTCGATCCATCCGAATACAGGCAAGCCCTATGTTTGGGAGCGTCCGTTTGACCTCGACGACATTGATCTTGGCTTGGGCCCGTTCGTTGAGGCTGGCTATATCGCCTCCCTTATCGACTATGACGAGGAACGTGAGAACGCACCTGTCAATCCGGAAGCGATAGAACCGCTCGGCCTGACGCCGGATCAGGTTCGTGAGATGCTGTCAAAGATCCCAAATGAGGATTTCGACTATGAGGAATGGCTTAATGTCATGGCCTCGGTGCAGCATGAGGCGCAAGGTCATCCACCCTCGATCCGCAAGCAGTTCTATGAGGTGTTCCGCGAGTGGTCGGCGCAGTCGCCAAAGCACGACGACGATACGACCAAGGCCAAATACAAGAGCTTCAAAAACAGCCCCAACCGCAGGCAGCGCACCATGCGCTCGATCGCGGCCGAAGTGCGCGAAATCGAGCTCGACAGGCTGGTGGAGAACCTGGACGACGAGATAGATGACCTTGGTCCCGAAGAACCGGACAACGATTTCGACGAAATCCTCGGTGGCGAAGAACAAAAGCCGAAGGCAAAATCCAAAAAACTGAAATGGGAAAGTGCCGACGCCCCCGATTGGGTGCGCAAGATGAACAAGAAACATGCCTTGATCATCGTCGGCGGCAAGTCTCACATCATGTGCTTTACCAAAGCCAAAAACGGTGAGGAAGATCACGAGCTTTGGGACACTAAAACGTTCCATGAGTGGTATTTGGCCCAACCGACCGTCGAGATCACCATCCCCGGCAAGAAGGACAAGGAAGGCAAACCCAAGATCGAGCACGTCACCCTCTCCAAGGCGTTCTTGAGCAATCAGTATCGCCGCGGCTACGAGCAAGGCTACATTTTCGACACGACATCATCCAATCCGAAGGGGTACAACCTGTTTCGCGGATGGGGTGTCGAACCTGTCGCTGGTAGTTGTGATCGCATTCTCGATCACATTAAGCACATTCTCTGCCGGGACAACGAAGAAGCGTTTGAGTTCTTCTTGGACTATTATGCCCACATGTTCCAACGGCCTTGGGAGATTCCGCGCTCTGCGATCGTCGTAAAGGGCGAAGAAGGTGCGGGCAAAGACACATGGGCGAAATACCTGATGAAGATCATCGCTCGGTATTCTCCGAAGATCACCGGACAGGACCAGTTTTTCAGCAATTATAACGGATTCCTGAAAAATGCCCTGTTCGTCAACCTGCAGGAAGCATTCGTTGGCTCGCAACAGCAAAACGAAAAGCTCAAGCAGTACATCACGGAAGACGAAATCAAGGTTGAGAGCAAGTACCAGAACGCCTACGACACCCCGAACTACATGCGGCTTTACATCACCTCGAACAACTTCAGAGTTGTCCATGCAAGCGAGTCGGCTCGCCGTTTCTTGGTGTTGAATTCGAGCGATGAGTATGTGTCGACCGGTGACCCCGTGAAGGACCGCAGGAACCAAAAATACTTCGACGCCCTCTATAACGAAATGAACGGAAATGGGCCTGCCGCGATTCTCCACCTTTTGTTGACTCGAAAGCTGAAAAACTTCCCGCGCATTCCTCCTGCAACAGGAGAATTGTCCGCACAGGTCGCCACCACATGGAGGGGCCTAAAGCGGTTTATGTATTACGCGGCGAGCTATGGCGATTTCAATCTGGCTATGCCGGATGGGGAAAGCATGATGCGCGAGAACTGGATAAAAGGCGATCTGGTCATTGAGAAAGCTTATTTCCGCCAGTGCTTCATTGCTTGGACTAAAACGCAGAAAGCGTGGAACCTCGATGAAGTCGAGTTGACGCCAACTGCAACCACGAAGTTGCTCTTCGATATGGTCGGTGCACAGACGAGTCGCCGCCGCTTTGATGGCGATCTATCGCATTGCTACATATTCCCCAAGCTTTCAGCCACCCGTGATCGAATCGGACGACAGGCCAGAGGTAAACTCGTTTGGGGTGATGAAAAGGAGATTGCTCAAATTGAGGTCGAAGCAGAATCGGAAGACGACCTATGAGTGGGAAGAAGAACCTCACAGAATATAGTGGTGTGTTATTTCGCTCATCTCTTGAAGCTCAGTGGGCCGCTTTCTTCGATCTAATAGGCTGGAAATGGGAATACCGTCAGTTGCATTTCGGTGCTTATGAACCCTGTTTCAAAGTCCTCACTCGCCGGAATTTGATGGTGATTATTGAGGTAAAACCGATTGAGCCAACAGCCAGCCAGAATGCAGTTTTACACGAATTCGAAGGGTGCGTACCTTGGTATGATCTTACTGAGGCAGGGGGCGAACCGATGCTATTGTTGGGCACTGGACCTCGTAAGACTCATCTAGGATGGCGCTTATCGAAAAACTATTTGCAGGACGAAGAGCCGTTCATAACGCAAGACGCTGTTAAGCTATCATCAAAGCACGCTGATTTGTGGCGCCGCGCTGGAAACACTATCGCGTACTACCGGATAACCTCACTACATAACAGCCACGAGAAGCGGGAGCGGATTCAGGATCGCCTGAAAGTTAAGTATCGCCGCAGCGGAGATATCAGATATAAAATTCTGCCTTCGGGTGAGATTGTACTTTTACCTTCTGAAAAAACCTAAGGGAAATGATATCGGAAAGCGTTATAACCGCCATAAGAAAAGCCCGCTCAATGGCGGGCTCATCGTTTTAATGTTCGCTGACTTCATACCGTTGTCACTTAACGCGCATCAGTCCCAAAACCGTGTTTTCGAGCAAGGACACGCGCGCTAAAAGCGAGGCAATCAGCTCGTCTCGGTCGATAGTCGTGGCGGTCAAGTAGGCACGAGCACCTTCAAACTTATCAAGATATTCCGGCGCGTCTTTCCCGACAGGAACATGATCGATGTTGCCGATCGGCGAGACTGCAGAACTGTTGAAAGCGTGATTTGCGGACGAGCGATTTTTCATAATCTTGGCTCCATCGGTTAAAGGAATCCCGCGACAGTTTCCAGGCTGGTGGCGGGACAACAACGGGCTGGAAACACTGCCGATGGACAATGCGAGCCTCACGACTCCCCATCGCGTCCCGCCATAGAAGAGCGCCTCAAGAAGGCCTTCCGGGGCGCTAGCGCCATCAGATTTTGCGGTTTCCAGGCCGCACCACGACTTCGCCGTGGCACCATTAGGAAACTCCAGAATCCGATAGAAGTCAACGATAAAACGCAAACTATTATATCGGTCAACCCTTTGTGGATAATCAGCTATTTTATCTTGTTCTATGGTTAAGACGACTACTTTCACACGTAATCCACAAACAGTTGACTTTCATGGGCTGAGCGCGTTAACTTCATTTATCCACTTTTTGTTGATTTCTCGAATTGGATTCTGTTTTAAGCCCTGCGAGGTGCACAATGCTCGATACCCAGGTGAAAATCGCTGATGCAACGAGCGACACCGGTATCCCTGTGAATAACGGGGAGAAATAGCGGATGGAGAAGGAAAACCCGCTCATCGAATTCGCTAAAGCACTGGCACGCTGGCAGGCAAAGGTTGACGCTGAAACTCTTCAGGCGTCCAATGACGACGTGAAAACCGTCGCACCTGCCAAGAGATCGAAATGAAGCGCGCAGCAATCTATGCCCGATACTCGACCGACCTTCAGAACGATAAGTCCGTTGAAGACCAGATAAGGCTCTGCGAGGCCTATGCGGAACGTATCGGGGCACAGATTGTAACGAGGTTCAACGACAGAGCGAAATCCGGTGCCTCGATGTTCGGCCGCGCTGGGCTATCCAAGATGATCCAGCAGGCCGAGACTGGCGCATTCGATATCCTCATTTCTGAATCACCTGACCGCCTTTCCCGTGACATCGCCGATCTGGCGCACATCCACAAGACGCTCAAATTCCGCGGCGTCGAAATGAACTGCGTGAACGGCGGTGTCATGGATACGATGCAGATCGGCATGTATGGCGTCGTCGGCCAGATGCAGCGCGAGGAAGGCGCCAAGAAGGTCAAGCGTGGCATGGTCGGCGTTGTGCGGTCTGGTCGACACGCCGGCGGTAGGGCCTACGGCTATGAGCCGGTACCGGGAAAGCCGGGAGAGCTTCGCATTCTTCCTGATGAGGCCCAGATCATCGTCCGGATTTTCAAGCAGTATGCGGCCGGGACATCGCCGCGCACTATTGCCGGCGCATTGAACGAAGAAGGCATCGCCCCTCCCCGCGGCGATAAGTGGAACGCGTCAACCATCAACGGCAGCGGGACGCGCGGATATGGCATCCTGCGAAATCCAATCTATGACGGCCGGATGGTTTGGAACCGGGTTCGAATGGTGAAAGACCCCAGTACCGGGCGCCGCGTGTCACGAACGAACGACGCAAGCGAACACGAGACGATCGAAGTTCCGCACCTGCGCATCGTAGACGAGTGGCTGTTTCAGAAGGTGCAGGAGAGAAAGGCCGCGACCGGTGGCGAACACAACATGATGCAACCCAGATCAAAGCGGCTGCTTTCTGGCCTGTTGCGCTGTGGAGCGTGCGGCGGTGGGATGGTGATCGTCGGCCCTGATCGGGGCGGCAATCGCATCCAGTGCAGCACCTACCGCGAATCAGGCACCTGCGATAATCGGCGGAGGTTCTATATCGACCGGATCGAAGAACAAGTTATCGACAGCTTGCGTATGGCTTTTGCCGACACGAGCGTGATCGAGGCCTATGTGAAGACTTATGAGGAAGAGTTGAAGCGGCGGCGCGGGAATGCCTTCAAAAGCAGGGCGGCAGCGCAGCGCGGCTTGAATGATGCGAAAGACGGCATCACGAAAATTGTCGAGAAAATATCAAAAGGGCTCATCGAAGATGACGAGGCAGCGATAATGCTGACTGGCCTTCGTGAGGAGCGGAATAAATTTCAGGCGATTCTCGACAGCGTCGAGGAGCCTGCAAACGTAATCGAGCTTCAGCCCAAAGCGTTGCTTCGGTTCCGCGCGAGCATCGAAAGCCTGGCTAAAATCTTGAGATCGAGCGACGGCAACGTGCCGATGGAGCTAGGGGCAACGTTCCGGCAACTGGTGGCCGCAGTCGTTGTTGAGCCGACACCGGCAGGTGAGGCCTATTCAGTCAGCCTCAAGGCTTATCTCTCAAGCCTTATGCATTCTGAACTGTCGGTGATAAAGTTGGTAGCGGGAGAGGGACTTGAACCCCCGACACGCGGATTATGA